AGATGGTATTGAGAAAGATAAATCCTCACGGGAAGATTGGGAAAAAACCTACACTGACGGCTTAAAATATCTTGGTATGAAGTTTGATGATGAAAGATCTGAGCCCTTTGAAGGTGCATCTGGTGTGATTCACCCCTTATTAGGTGAAGCTGTTACTACTTTTCAAGCGCAAGCTTATAAAGAGCTCTTACCCTCTGGCGGCCCTGTAAAAACACAGGTCATTGGTGCCTATGATGGTGCTGTTGAAGAACAAGCACAAAGAGTCAAAGAATTTATGAATTATCAGATTGTTCATGTGATGGAAGAATTTGATGAAGAGTTAGATCAAATGCTGTTTTACCTGCCATTAGCAGGATCTGCATTTAAAAAAGTTTATTATGATGAAGGATTAGGCAGGGCAGTTTCTAAATTTGTAGCTCCAGAAGATTTGATAGTTCCTTATTTTACTACGGACTTAGAAACTTGCCCTCGCATCACTAATGTTGTGAAAATGCCTGAAAATGAGGTCAAAAAACTACAAGCTTTAGGTTTTTATAGGAAAATTGACATAGAAACAGGTGATGAAGATGCTGTTACCTCTGATGCTAAAGAGGAAATAAACAAATTATCTGGTTTAGAGCCATCATACGATACAGGTGAGGTATCTTTATTGTATGAAGTGCACTGTAACCTTGAAATAGATGGATTCGAAGATCTAGATGCGGATGGCATGCCAACAGGTGTGAAATTACCTTATATTGTCACCATTGATGCTAATTCACGTGAGATTCTGTCAGTGCGTAGAAATTTTGTAGAGAATGACCCCCTCAAAAACAAGGTTGAATACTTCGTACATTTTAAGTTTCTGCCTGGTTTAGGTTTTTATGGCTTTGGTTTAACACATATGATAGGGGGTTTGTCCAAGGCATCAACTTCCATTCTGCGTCAGCTAATAGATGCAGGTACGTTAGCTAATTTACCCGCAGGTTTCAAAACTCGTGGTATTAGAATTAGAGATGAAGACACTCCAATACAGCCAGGAGAGTTTAGAGATGTAGATGCGCCTGGTGGTTCATTAAGAGAATCCATACAACCATTACCTTTCAAAGAACCAAGTGGCACATTGTTAAATTTACTTGGTATATTAGTAGATGGTGGTAAAAAGTTTGCTTCGATTGCAGAAATTAACACAGGACAAGGTAATCCAAATGCTCCTGTAGGCACAACGTTAGCGTTATTAGAGCGTTCAACTAAAGTTTTATCAGCCATACACAAAAGATTACATAATTCACAGAAAAAAGAGTTCAAATTACTTGCTCAAGTATTTCAAGAATACCTGCCGCAAGATTATCCGTATGCCATAGCTGGTGGACAAGCAAATATAAAACTTGCTGATTTTGATGAAAGAGTAGATATTTTCCCAGTTTCAAACCCAGATATATTCAGTCAATCACAAAGAATAGCTATGGCACAAGAAATGATGCAATTAGTGCAATCTAATCCAGAGGTGCACGGGCCTAATGGTATTTACGAATCTTATAAAAGAATGTACGCAGCTATAGGTGTAGATAATATTGATAAAATTCTTACTCCGCCACCGCCTACAGATCCCAAACCCTTAGAGGCAGGTTTTGAAAACAATAAACTCTTATTAGGACAACAAGCACAAGCATTTCCACAACAAAATCATGATGCACATATAGCATCGCACATTGCTTTGTTACAAACTCCACCTGTGCAAATGAACGCACAAGTGCAAGCCTTAATACATTCACATATCATGCAACATCTACAGATGAAAGCCGATGCTCTTGGTGAACAACAAATGCCTCCAGAATTGCAACAACAATTTCAACAATTACAACAGCAAGCGCAACAAGCATCTCCTGCAGAAGCTGAACAACTTGTTATGCAGGCAGGCGACTTACTGGCACAATTCTCAGCACCAATTATGGCTGAACTAATAGCTGAATACAGCAAACAGGTTGAAAATCCAAATGACGAAGATCCGTTAGTTGCTATAAGAAAACAAGAACTTGCTCTCAAAGGACAGGAACTTTCTATGGAGCAACAACAATTTTTACAAGAAGAACAACGTAAGGCGCAAGAAGCACAAATGCGTGCTCGGGTAGATCGTGAAAGAATTGAAGCACAGGAAGATATTGCAGATTTACGTGATGACACAGCTCGTGCAAGGCTTGAACAACAGGCCCGTTTTAAAATGTTAGATTTGCAAAATAGAAAATAAGACTTGCAAAAATAAAAATAGAGCCACATAATTAGGCACATGATAAAAAGAACAGAGATAAATCAACAGAAAACCCCCACACCTTTAAAGAATAAAAATCCTTATAGTAATAAGGGTAGTGTTTCTTTGAAGTCTGATGCTGGCTCTTTTGATGCAAACACCAAACCAAAACCAGGTATGGGCAAAGGCAAAGCTAGAGGTATGGGAGCTGCAGAATTTGGCGGCAAGTTTTCTGGTGTTTATTAATGTCTGATACTTGGTTAAGTAAAAAGTTTTTAAAAGAACTCAAACTAAGAAGAGAAGACATTACTGATACCATGCTCGGAGGGTGCAAAGATCATGCACAATACGAGTTTCTGCGTGGGCGTTACAGTTCTCTCGCTGATGCAGAAAATATATTTAGAGAGCTGCTCGGAAGGGTAATAAAAGATGACATCAAAGATACAGGTTCCTGATCATATAGCAAAAGAGATCGAAGCCGAACAGGCGCAAGCAGAAGAAGTAAAACAAGAAGAGGATAATCAAGAATTGCCATACGTGTCACAGGAAGCACGTGTGCTTGATCCAACACTGCTCGACAAATCAATTTTAGAACGTATGCCACAACCAACAGGTTGGCGTATTTTAATACTGCCGTACAAAGGTAAAGGTGTTACTGATGGCGGAATACATTTAGTGCAACAAACCTTAGACAGAGAATCACTGGCTACGGTTGTAGGGTACGTTGTGAAGATGGGGCCTGACTGTTATAAGGATGCAAGTAAGTTTGCAGAACCTTGGTGTCAGGAAAAACAATGGGTATTAATTGGCAGGTATGCTGGTGCACGCTTTAAGCTCGGTGATGAATCTGAGTGTCGTATTATCAACGATGACGAAGTTATTGCAACTATACTTGATCCAGACGATATTCTTGCAGTTTAGGAGAAAAGATGGCAGAAGAAAATACACAAGCAGTTGAAGAAACTGAGATTGAAGAGGGAGAAGTAGTTGAGCTTGAACCCGTAGAAGAAGCAACACAAGGTACAGAAGCACCTGTAGAATCTGAAGATGCAGAAGCCGAGGCAGTAATAGAGGATGTCTCTGATACAGAAGAAACAAAAAAGAAAGATCAACACGAGGATTATTCAGAGAAAGTACAAAAAAGAATTGGTACTCTTACCAGAAAATTAAGGGAGGCTGAAAGAGGACGTGATTCTGCTTATGAGTATGCAAAAAGCACAGCTCAAGAGAATCAAATGTTGAAACAAAAAACTTCAACACTTGATAGGTCTTTTCTTACTGAAGCTGAAAGTAGGTTGAAAGCACAGAAAACACAAGCTATGACAGCTTTGAAACATGCAAATGAGAACCAAGATTACGAAAAAGTAGCAAAAGCGCAAGATGTATTAGCTAAAATTGCAGTAGAGGAATCAAGGGTAAATGCTTCTAAAGTAGCACTTGATCAAGAAGCAACTGTTGCAAATTTACAACAAAATGTCCAACAACCACAACCACAGTATCAACCACCACCAAAACTTGACGCAAAGCAAGAAGCTTGGGTTGAAAAGAATACATGGTTTGGTGAAGATGAGATTATGACACTAGCTGCATTTTCCATTGACCAAAAATTAATTCAGGAAGGTTATGATCCAAAGACTGATGAATACTACAATGAAGTCGATAGAATGATGAGATCAGAGTTTCCGCACAAGTTTGAAGAGTCTTCTGTAAAGACGAAGCCTCAACAAAAGGTGGCTTCGGCAGGTAGAGTTGCTGGTAATACAGGCTCAAAAAGACAGGTAAAGCTGTCTCCTGCAGAAGTACAAATGGCAAAAAAACTCAACGTACCCTTAACAGAGTACGCAAAATATGTTAAAAGGTAATAGTTATGACAGAAGATAACAAAGATTTAAACAGAACTCCACGTTCTGCTGACACTCGAGCTAACAAAGAAGCTCGCAAAGTATGGAGCCCACCATCTAGGTTGGATGCTCCTGCGGCACCTGAGGGTTATACTCACAGGTGGATAAGAGCCGAGACTCTAGGTGTAGAGGATCGCAGTAATATTTCTGATAGATTAAGTGAGGGATTTGAACTCGTAAGATCTGAAGAAATCAGTGCTGAAGATTTGAAAAAATACACCGTTATGGATGAAGGGCAACATGCAGGAGTTGTAAAACGAGGTGGTTTGCTTTTGGCTAGGATTCCTAATGAAACACGTGAAGAGAGAAACTCCTACTTCGCTGCACGTGCACAAACTCAGCAAGATGCTGTTGACAATGATCTAATGAAGGAATCAGATCCAAACTCCCCGATTTTAAAACCGAGGAGAGAAAGCAAAACAACATTTGGCGGTGGTCAACGCAGTTGATCGCTTAAACATATATTAAATATATAAGGTGACTTATTATGGCTAACAAAAATGCCCCCTTTGGAGCAAGACTTGTAGGCAAATTAGGTTCTGGTGTACTCAGTAATGGGTTAACAGAATACAAAATTGCTTCTGGTGCTTCTGGGAATATTTTTTCTGGCGATTTAGTTAAAATGACCAACGCAGGTACTATATTAGTATCAGCAGCTGGTGATGAATCCTTAGGTGTATTTAGAGGTTGTAAATTTACAGATTCAAATGGAGATGTAGTTTTTAAATCTCATTACCCTGATGGTACTGTATCGTCTGATATTGTAGCGTTTGTTCATGATGACCCTGATGCTGTATTTGAAATCCAAAGTGCTGGTTCTCCAGCGCAGACCGATGTTGGACTCAATGCAGATATTTCATATACGTCTGGCTCTCTAAAAACTGGAATGTCAGCAGTTGAATTATCTGGTACTACAGCAGCAACATCTGCCACTTTCAGAATCATGGGATTCTCAAGTGATCCAGATAACAGCACAACAGGTTCAGCTAACGTAAACGTTATAGTTAAGTTTAATGAGCATTTCTATATCGACCCAACAGGAGTATAATTAAATGGCAATTAATAGAGCGCAATTAGCGAAAGAATTAGAGCCAGGTCTTAATGCTTTGTTCGGTATGGAATATGCCAGATACGAAGCTCAACATTTAGAAATTTTCGATTCCGAAACTTCTGATAGAGCGTTTGAAGAAGAAACTCTAATTGTAGGGTTTGGTAATGCAGAGGTAAAATCAGAAGGTAGTGGTGTCAGATTTGACAGTGCTAACGAAGGATATACTTCACGTTATACCCACGAAACAGTGGCTTTAGCTTTCGCACTTACTGAAGAGGCAATCGAGGATAATCTTTATGATAGACTCGGTGCAAGATATACCAAAGCACTAGCTAGATCTATGGCTAATACTAAACAAATCAAAGCTGCAGCTGTATTGAACAATGCGTTCTCAACAGTTGGTGGAGATGGTAAAGTATTAATCGCAACAGATCACCCGCTAGGTGGCGGAGGTTCACTAGCAAACAGGGCTGCTACTATGGCAGACTTAAATGAGACTTCACTTGAAGATGCATTAATTAGTATTTCTACATTTACCGATGATAGAGGTCTAAACATTGCACTTAGAGGTATGAAACTCATTGTTCCACCACAGTTGGTGTTTGTCGCTGACAGATTACTACAATCTCCAGGGAGAGTAGGCACATCTGACAATGATGTTAACGCTATCAACAACACTGGAATGATCCCTGATGGTTATGTCGTAAACAACTATCTAACAGATACAGATGCTTTCTTCTTGAAAACAGACTGTCCTGATGGATTTAAGTATTTTGAGAGATCTCCAATGCAAACTGCATTAGAAGGTGACTTTGATACAGGTAATATGCGATATAAAGCTAGAGAGCGTTACAGCTTTGGATATTCAAACTTTAGAGCCGTTTTCGGTTCTCAAGGAGCTTAATAGGAACGATTTATTGTAGCGTTTCTTACTCAACTACAATTTTCTAAGGGAGCTTCGGCTCCCTTTTTTGTTGCAGAGCAAATAATTTAGGTATAGAATTTAAAAGGTTATTAAATTAATTAGCTTGATGAGGGCCGCAAGGTTTCCATTAATACAATTTACAGGAGTTCATAATGGCTAATCCACATTTTCAAAACTTAATACTTTGGGCAGGTAACAATGTTGCTACTAAGCATAAAAAAGACCTACCAATGTTTGTTCCTTATCCATCTGATCAAACCTATTATATGTATCACAATGATTTCTTTACATATAATTCTGGTGATTGGACGGTAACTACAACTGAAGCTGGCACAGGTAGTGCATCTGAAGCAATTACCTCTGGAGCTGGTGGGCATTTATTGCTGACTAATGCTGCAGGTGACAATGACTTAGATTTTTTACAGCTTAAAGGCGAAGCTTTCAAACTAAGCACAAGTAAAAGAGCTTACTTTTCTGCAAGATTTAAAGTTAGTGATGTAGACCAATCAGATTTTGTGATCGGACTTGGTATAACAGATACCACACCACTTGATACAACAGATGGCGTATTCTTTATTTCCGCAGATGGTGATGCAGGTCTTGATTTCTTAGTTGAAAAAGATAATACAAACACTTCTACAGAAGATGTTGCAACTATGGCAGATGATACTTTCATAACAGTATCATTCTTTTTAGATCCAGATAGATCTTCACAAGTATATTACTCTGTCAATAACGCTGATCCAGTTGGTGTAACAAACGCTAACTTACCTGATGATGAAGAGCTTACAGTATCATTTGGTATCCAAAATGGAGAAGCCGCTGCAAAAACAATGACTATTGATTATGTTGTTGCTGCAGTCGAAAGATAGGAGTAAGGAATGGCAGATACAGTAACATCGCAAACTATCCAAGATACGGATAGAGTTGCAATACTGAAATTTACAAACGAGTCAGATGGTACAGGCGAATCTAGTGTTAAAAAAGTAGATGTCTCTGCGTTGGCCTCCAACAGCGTTGGAGAAGCTTGTACCAGCGTCTCTATTGCTCGTATCTACTGGGCAACCAGAGGTATGGGTGTAGATATTGAATTTGATGCCTCAACTAACGTTTTAGCTATACCATTACCTGCTGACAGTACAGGCGATGAATACTATGACGATAGATTTAGTGGCATCCCAAACAATGCAGGCTCGGGTGTAACTGGAGATATAGACTTTACAACTGTAGGACACTCTAGCGGTGATGCGTATTCAATCATCTTAGTTTTGAACAAAAACTATTAATGAATGGCTACCAGAAGAAAAGCTAAACAAATACGCAGGACTACTGGTAAAGGTGGTAATTACCGCCCTACTAAAAAAGGGGCGGGAATGACCCGTAAAGGTATCAGAGCATACCGTAAAAAAAATCCAGGATCTAAACTCAAAGGTGCAGTGACTGGTAAGGTAAAAAAAGGTAGCAAAGCTGCAAAAAGACGTAAATCCTATTGTGCTAGATCACTAGGTCAACTCAAACGCAGTTCTGCAAAAACAAGAAATAACCCTAATTCAAGAATTAGGCAAGCAAGAAGAAGATGGAAGTGTTAAATGGCTAAAAAAGCAAAAAGTGGCGGTAAAATCTGTCCTGCAGGTAAAGCCTGGGCAAAAAGAACTTTTGATACATACCCTTCAGCATACGCCAATATGGCCGCATCAAAATACTGCAAAGATCCTAACTATGCAAAAGGCAGTAAGAAAAGAAAAAAGAAAGCAAAAGGTGGATTTGTAAGCATACGAGGCCAAGGTGCTGTGATGTCAAATAGATTAAGATAATGGGACAGCTAAAGCAGTGGCGAGAACAAAATTGGGTACGTATAGGTACAGATGGCGCTATAAAAGGCAAATGTGGCACCAGTAAAAACAAAAAAAATCCAGATCGCTGTCTTCCTGCAGCAAAAGCCAGAAGTTTATCAAAAGCGGAAAGAGCAAAGACTGCACGAAAAAAGAAAAAAGCAGGTGCAAAAGGTAAAACTGTGGTAGCAAACACAAAAAAAGCTAGAGTTTCTATGAGTACAGGAGGTACTACAATGTTGAAAAACAGAAAAAAAGCAGATCTTAATAAAGATGGTAAATTATCTTCATATGAGATGAAAAGAGGTATGGCTATAGAAAAAGCCATGAAAAAACAAAATCGTGTTAAAATGAAAAAAGGTGGTTTTATAGCTAGAGGTTGTGGAGCAGTTATGGAGCCAAAAAGAAAGGTTACTACAATAAGTTAGGAGTAAAAGATGCCAAAGAAAAAAGCTAATGTAGATCCAAAATCACAGGCTAGGCTTGATGCAAAAGTTAGACCAGACAAACCAGTAGTTGAAGATCGCATCTTCCTTGATGCTGCTGGTAATGTAGTCAAACCAAAAAAGAAAGCACCTGCAAAAAAAGTAAAAAAATCAAGTAAAAAAAAGTGAGGACTTAAATGTTTAAAAGAACTAAATATTACGCAAAAGGTGCTAAGTATATGTCTAAAGGAGGCAAAGCCTCGAAGTACATGTCGAAGGGAGGCAAAGCCTCAAAGTACATGGCTAAGGGTGGTAAAGCATCTAAATATATGTCAAAAGGCGGAAAAGCATCTAAATACATGGCTAAAGGAGGCAAAGCTTCTAAATATATGGCTAGAGGCGGTAAGGCATCCAAGTATATGGCTAGAGGCGGTAAGGCATCTAAGTACATGGCTAGAGGTGGCAAGGCTTCTAAATACAGAGCAAGAGGCAGAAAATAATAAAAATTAAAAGATAAAAGGGGGTTATTTTGTCTTATTTAATATCAAACATACCACAGTTTAAGTGTTGGGTGCGTAAGGAATTTACAGCCAACCATCAAAACTATCACGGTGAATATTTACATGCATTAGCGTTTGCCGTTAATACAATTCCAGACAGATCTTTGTCCTTTCAAGTTGTTTTCACAGGATGTGAGACCGACTTAGAGGATAATAATGATGAAAACATACACGGTGGTGCAATGTGGGCACGTATGCCCATACAAGCATTAATTGCTGATGTACCACTAGATGAATGGCCTACACCAATGGAAGATCATTTAGCACAACCCTGGGATTGTCTAAGCCATCATCATTCAGTTGTAGTTTTAGATAGAGTAAGTTCTTCACCATGGATTTGCAAAATAGACGGAGAATTTCATACAGGAACCTATATGTTTACTGTTGATTATACGGAACACAGTATTGCAGATGATTCAGCACAACATAAACAAAGTCATGTGCTATACTTGACTGACGCAGGTGAATATACAGGTAATTTTGTAGCTCTGCCAAACAATAGGGTTAGAGCAACAAACCCAGCACTTTGGCGTGTAGGGGATGGCCCACCAGACTTTTCACCAAGTCAGTGGGTACATTCAGCAGAGAAACATGATAGTTATATGGATTCATATACAACATTTGATAATCTGTATAACCAAGATGATAGGAAGGAATGATGGCAGAATTAAGTGTAGCAGCAAAAAGAAAACTTATAAAAGAACTCAAAGGTGCGTCTAAGTTACATGCGAAGCAGGCAAGACAAATAGAGAGATCTTTAAAATCTAAAAAGAAAAAGTAATGGCTTTATCAGGTAGTACAAACTTTGAACCCAACGTTACAGAGTTTATTGAAGAAGCTTATGAAAGATGTGGCGCAGAGTTACGAACTGGTTATGATCTAAAAACAGCAATTAGAAGCGTGAACCTTATGTTAGCAGAATGGGCTAACAGGGGGTTAAATCAATGGACAATAGAACAAGCCACGCAGACCGTTACAGAAGGAACTACCGATTACTCCCTTAATGCAAATGTTATAGATGTCTTAGATGTTGTTCTACGTAGAACAGTTAATGATGTACAAACAGACATTAGCATGAATAGAATTAGTAGATCTGAATATTTAAATATTCCTAATAAAACAACAAAAGCAAGACCATCACAGTTCTTTTTTGATAAATTAACAACACCTGTTTTAAAAATATGGCCTGCTCCAGAAAACAGCACAGATGTTTTAGTGTTTAACAAATTGGTACGTATGGATGATGCCGATGCAGCAACTAATACAATGGATATGCCTTTTAGGTTTTACCCTTGTTTTGTTGCAGGTTTAGCCTACTACCTATCTATGAAACGTAATCCACAGCTTACACCACAACTTAAGGCACAATACGAAGAAGAGTTTAGAAGAGCTGCTGATATGGATGAAGATAGAGCTTCTTTTCGAGTTAGACCAGATATAAGGATGCATTAATGGCTTATGCATTAGGCAAATTTGCAAAAGGTTTGTGTGATAGATGTGCGTTTGAATATAAATTACACGAATTACGTGAAGAGTGGAATGGTGCAAAAGTATGTCCACAATGTTATGAACCTAAACATCCACAATTAGAACCATTAACTGCAACAGCAGATCCAGAAGCTTTGTATCGACCTCGCCCTAACAATGATGTAGAACAAGGGGAAGGTTTTGTTGTTGTGGTTAACTCTAATATTTTTAAACCAGATTACATGAATCCTGCAACTTTACCTGCTAACTTTACGGTTGATGAGATGACAGGTGGTTTAGGTACAGTTACAATAGTGACATCATGACTTTAGCAGAGTTAAAAACACTTATTCAAAATTACGTTGAGAATGAAGAAACAACTTTTGTAGCTAGCCTAGATGATTTTATTAAAAATGCTGAAGAAAGAATATTTGAGCTAATCCAATTTGATTATTTTAGAAAAAACGTTACAGGAAGTTTGACCACAGGTAATACTTATTTAACAACACCAACCGATTTTCAAATGAGTTTTTCATTGGCAGTTATAGATAGTAATGGTGATTATCACTATTTAGACAAGAAACATCCTTCATTTATGCGTCAGTACATTGTAGACCCTACAGATTCATCGCTAAGAGCAAGACCAGAGTATTACGCTGATTTTGATAAAGAACTGTCTACAGCGTCTAACAATGGCTCTACACTCATCGTCAGTCCTGTACCAGATGCAAATTATAGCGTTGAATTACATTATCTTTACAGACCAAACTCATTAGTTACCGACACAACAGGCACTTGGTTATCAAATAATGCAAGAAATGCCTTACTTTATGGTAGCTTAGTAGAGGCAAATATATTTCTTAAGGGGGAAAGCGATATGCAACAACAATACGAGCAACGCTTTATGACAGAAATTTCAAGACTTAAAAATCTTGCAGAAGCTAGGGGGAGAAAAGATGAATACCGATATGATTCCTTGAGGTCAACGGTTTCATAATTTAAAAAATGAAAAATTCAGACAGCTTAAGAGGCAAAACTGTTGCCATTGTAGGCATGGGCAAAAGTTGGTTTGATTACAATTTAGCCAAATCGCATGGGGTACATTTTGATGAAGTATGGGCTATCAATGGCGTAGCTTCAGTCATCTATCATGATAGGGTATTTATGATGGATCCTGCATCTAGATTTCTAGATACTGATGATGCTGGAGGTCAAACCGAAAGCATGAAAGAACTGTTACAAGAACACGAAGGGCCAATATATAGTTGTGAATTAGATGAGAGATGTCCTGGACTTGTTGAATACCCATTAGAAGAAGTAGTAAATTATTCTAATTGCCATTATTTAAATAATACTGTGGCTTACGCTGTAGCTTTTGCATATTGGAACGAGGTTGCTAATTTAAAATTATTTGGCATTGACTTTTCATATAAGGGGAACCTGCACTTTGCAGAAGCGGGCAGAGCGTGTGTTGAGTTTTGGTTGTCTAAATGCATTTCTGCAGGTATGCAAGTAGAAGTAGCACATACATCTGGATTATTGGATACGGATGTACCTGCAGAACAAAAACTATATGGTTATCATAGACTTAAAAACCCATATGTAATATTAGTTGATGAAGATGGTATTAAGCTTGAAAGAATCAAAAATCTAGATGTAGTTAAAAAATCACAAGAACCAACTCTTATAGATAGAAACGACTCACATTTAAAACCACCAGAACCTAAAAAATGGTAGACAAAATAACACCTGCTGGTATGCCAGAATTAGGTATTATTGAAGCAAAAACAACAAGTTTTGGTGGACATCCACCTGAGTTTTGGGCAGAAAGACTAACAGAAAAGATAGTAGGTTACTCAGAAGATAACGAACCACATATTCGAGAACAAGCAAGAGCTTACAAAGATGCTATCTATCAGGTTTGTTTGATTTATATAAAAAATGCGTTAAAATCTTATAAAGCCTCTTTAATACAAGATTTAATCGGTGGTGGAGAGGAAGAATTAGCAAAAATTATTAGAGGAATTTGATATGGCTATAAGCTCTACTTTAACCACAAGTTTCAAAAAAGAACTTCTTGAAGCTGTGCATAATTTTAAAAACTCTGGTGGTGATACCTTTAAATTAGCGTTATATACAAGTTCTGCTACTTTAGGTGCTACAACAACAGCTTTTACAACCACAGGACAAGCAAGTGGCACTAACTATACATCTGGCGGTAATAACTTAACAAGAGTAGATCCAACATCTAGTGGCACTACTGGATTTACTGATTTTGCAGATTTAACTTTTGGAACTGCAACTGTGACCGCAAGAGGTTGTATGATCTACAATTCAACTGACAGTAATAAATCTGTTGCTACTATTGATTTTGGTGGTGACAAAACATCTACAGCTGGAGACTTTACAATAGTATTCCCAGCAGCGGCAGCAAGTACAGCGATTATTAGAATAGCTTAGCCTTATGGCTAATATAACTGGTTGGGGTCGAGGCACCTGGGGACAAGGGCCTTGGAGTGAACCCATACCAGTCACGCTTACTGGTATAGCAGCTACAAGCGCCATTGGCTCTGTATCTGTTGTTGCAAAAGCAAACGTAATTCCATCCTCACAAGTTGGTACAACTGCCCTAGGCACACTTGCAATTGATGCAGAGGCAAATGTATCTGTAACTGGTATTTCTTCAACTACAGCACTAGGAACAGTAGCAACTGTAGGTAAAGCAAATGTAATTCCTTCTGGTCAAGCAGCCACAAGTGCACTTGGAACTCTAAGCATTAATGCAAAAGCAAACGTCAGCGTTACAGGATTAGCAGGAACTTCAGCGATTGGTGGGGTTGGGGTAAATGGTGACGCTGTTGCCAACGCTACAGGTGCAGTTGGATCGCTGGGTGGGGTTCTTGTTGACGTAGATGGTGAAGCTAATGTTGTAATAAATGGGGTAGCGGCCACAAGTGCGGTAGGATCTGTAACAACACATAATGCGGTTGCGTTTGGTATTAGTGGTGTTACTGTTACGGGATCTGTAGGTAGTGTTACAGTTGTCTTAGGCGTAACCTTGTTCCCAGCAGGATTAGAGGCAACAGGTAGCACTTTTGATGTTAACGTTTGGGGCTTAGTAGATGAGTCGCAAACTAGAAGCTTCTCTAATGTTACCGACACGCAAACATCTAGTTTTAGTGCAATAAATCAAACACAAACGCAAAATTATGCTAATATTGATGATGACCAAAGTTCATCCTTTGCTGAAATTAATGAAACACAAACTCCAGATTGGGAAGAGGTAGCTTAAAAAATGGCAACGTATGTAAATGATTTAAGATTAAAAGAAATAGCAACAGGTGATGAGTCAGGTACTTGGGGAACCTCGACTAACACTAATTTAGAACTGATTGGAGAAGCGTTTAGCTTTGGTACAGAGGCTATAACCACTAACGCAGACACCCACACTACAACAATAGCAGACGGTTCTACTGATCCAGGTAGATCTTTGTATTTAAAATATACAGGTACACTTGATTCAGCTTGCACCATAACAATAGGCCCAAATACCGTATCTAAACTTTGGTTTATTGAAAACGGCACATCTGGATCACAAAATATTATTATTTCTCAAGGATCTGGCGCTAATGTCACGATTCCAGCTGGGCATGTAAAAGCTGTATATTCAGACGGAGCAGGCTCTGGCGCAGCTATAGTAGATGCCTTTACCAACCTAAATCTAGGCGGTACCACCACAGTTGATGATCTTACGATTACGGACGATCTAACAGTTACAGATGATTTAATTGTTAATGGCGATATTGACCTTGAAGGCAATATGGATATTAACGGTTCACTCGAAACAGATGCTTTGTCGTTGAACGGCACTACTGTTTCATCAACCGCAGCTGAACTTAATTTACTTGATGGCTCTAGTGCTAATACCGTTGTTAACAGCAAGGCCGTCATTTATGGATCTAGCGGAGAACTAGCAGGAACTTTATCAACAGCAGCACAAACAAATATTACAAGCCTTGGTACGCTTACAACACTTACAGTAGACGATATAACAATTAATGGTTCTACTATTTCTGATGCTGGTGATTTCACTATTGATTCAGGTGGAGATATTACTCTTGATGCTGATGGAAGTGATGTATTTTTTAAAGATGGCGGCACTACAACATACAGGTTTAAACTAGATTCAACGCCTAGTATGGAAGTAACAGGTGGAACTTTAGATATTCAGACAATGACAGATGATGCTGATATTTTATTTAAAGGAAGCGATGGTGGCTCAAGTGTTACTGCCCTTACCCTTGATATGTCAGATGCTGGTACTGCATCTTTTAATCACGATATAAAGCTTGGTGATGGTGGTATAGCTGCATTTGGTGATAGTTCAGAATTACAAATATTTCACTCAGGTACAGGAACAAGTGTAATTCAAGAGACAGGCTCAGGTAATTTATTATTATTAGCTGATGAACTAAATGTTTTAAATGCAGCAAATAATGAAACAAAAGCAATTTTTACAACAGATGGCTCAGTAGAACTTTATCATAACGGCAGTAAAAAAATAGAAACAACAAGTTCAGGTGTAGATGTTACAGGCACAGTTGTTGCTGATGGTTTAACTGTAAATAGTGGCACAACAAATACAAACACAACATTCCAATCTACAGATGATACTGTATCTATAAACTTTACAGACGATGATACTACAAACACATTACACTCTAGTGGAACTGGATTTAGATTTGAATTAGGAAGTTCAGAAAGAGTTAGAATTAATACTTCAGGACTAGTTGGTATTGGAAGAACTCCATCTTCAGGATTTAAACTTGATTTAGACACAAGTTCAGGTACTTATCAAAGAATAACTGGAAGTGACCAAGCAAATGTAAGACTAAGATTTACTAATGGAGGTTCAAGTGGTAAATCTTATGAAATCGTAGGTGGATTACCCGGTTCAAATAATTCTGCTTTTTCTATTTTTGATGTAGATAATAGTGCAACACGAATGACTATCGATTCTTCAGGAAATGTTGGTATAGGGAACACAACACCTGATAGTATTCTTACTGTAGTAAATCCTGCTTCATCTGCTGCATTACGTATAGGTCTTAACAATACAAGTAACAACTTTATGGATGCTGATAACAACATCTTTAGGAATAGTGCAGGCTCAGAAGCTATGCGTATTGCTTCAGGAAACGTTGGTATAGGAACTGATAGCCCTGATTGTGAATTAAATATTGTAGACGCATCTACTCCAACTCTAAGAATTAAAGACACAACTAATGATTGTCAACTTCAACTATATGCTCAAAATTCAGATGCTCATATTGGCACATCAAGCAATCATGCATTAATAGTAGACACAAATGATACAGAAAGAATGCGTATTGATTCTTCAGGAAATGTTGGTATAGGAACTACAAGTCCTTCAGATAACCTTCATGTAGTTGGAGATATTAGAATTAATTCAAATACTCCACAATTAAAATTTACAAGTGCAGATAATTCATCTAATTCATATTCAATTTCAGCTAATATAAACGATGCAACCGATGGTGGATTTTTTATACAAGAAGGTCTAGTAAATGGTACAAATGTTCGTTTTGCGATAAATGCAACAGGAAACGTTGGTATAGGAACTACAAGTCCTTCAGGTAAACTAAGCATACAAGGAACTGATGGTGCATCAGGTTCAAGCACCAATATAGCAGCAAATGAATTATTTATTGATAATAATGGCAATACAGGTGTTACTGTAGGAACATCAAATACTGGTACAGGTTACTATGCTTTTGCTGATAGTGATGTTGCTTTACGAGCTGGTATATTCTATGACCATTCTGTTGATGATATGGGCTTTAGAGTTGCTTCGGCAACTGCTATGACTATAGATTCTTCTCGTAATGTTGGTATTGGAGAGTCAAGCCCACAAACACCTTTGCACATTTCTAGTGATTCTGCTTCAGGTGAAAATGTTGCGTTACAAATTGATAACAATAACACAACAGCAGGTAATGAAATTTCTATGTTATTTAGAAGTAGAGTTGGAACAACTAATACCGATTTTAAAATTACAGGTATAGCCAATGCTGCAAATGATATGGATTTAGTCTTTCAATCAGATGGTGCAACAGAAAGAATGCGTATTGATTCTTCTGGTAATGTTGGTATAGGTGAATCCTCAACAATAACAGGAAAAATACATGTCAAAGGCTCACCACCTGCAACGAATGGTGGTATTGTTTTTGTACGTAATTCTGATGCTGCTTCTGATAATACAACATTTGGTGGTATTCATTTTTCTTCTAGTCCGGGTACTGATTTTTCAATCGGTAAAGCTAATGTCAACTCAGCTACAA